GATTTCTACGTTGTACAGCTTCTTAATGTCCCGTGTCCATTCTTTTTCTTCAGGACTTAGTTTGCCATCCCAATAGACTTTGTAGACATCGGAGTTGGGGTCAGCAGAATAAAACTCATTGCGCCACCAGCCGCAGAAGATTGCTTTTTGAGTTCTAGCCCGTTTAGCAGTCATATACATCTCATGGAACATATTGAAACCACGGGCGGTAGATTCAAAGATGTACAGACGGTTTTCGTTCTTCTCAGCAAGAGAGGCTAGGAGTGAAGCCAAGCCTTCTTCGTCACCCCAAGAACTTGTTTCTGTGCCGTGTAGATAGGTGATAGCCTTGCCGCGACCCAAAGAACCTTTTGCTCTGAGTCCAGCGACTTGATAAAAGAGTCTGCTTCTGTTCTTGAGGGAAAGCTGGTTACGGTTGTGAGCAATGAGGGGTATTTTGTATTCTTTAGGCAAACCGTCCATATACATGGCGAGGGTTGACCGGAACATATCTCGGTTTTCTTCGGTGTCTGTGGTAAGTGTTCCCTGCAATCCATTGTTGATGAAGTGCCAATAAAGGTCGAGGGCAAGACTGATTGTTGTAATTCCAAGTTGTCGTCCTTTCAAGATGACGAAAAAGTGTTTGTCCTCTGCAAGTCCAGAGGCTATTTCTTCCATGACATAGGTCTGTGTGCCAAGAAGAGTGTCCATCTTCTTTAGACCCTCTTCCTTTGTCTCAATCTTCAATTGAGCGCAGAAGTCATAAAACTGCTTTAGATTAAATTTCATAAGTGCGCTTTACAACTTGTCGATGTCCCAATTTGCTATTTCCCCGGCAGTTGATTTGTTCCTAGCAATTCTGAGCATCTCAGCCACACTTGTGGGCGAATACTCAGATTTCCACCTCTTGACCAAATCTAGTTTCTCTTTCTTTGTCCGGCAAAGCAAAGCCGCCCTAATCTCAGCCTTTAACCTTATCCTAGATTCCCGCAACTGTTTAGCCCAGACTTCCTCAATCTGAGTAGGTGTCATAGGTGTCAACAAGAGCCTGAAGCCTATCCCTCTCAGCAATAGCCTCCTGCAACAGCCTTGCAGACTCAGTATGCACCCGCATAAGCTCATGGAACAACTCAGCATGATTCATGGCATACACACGCTGCATATACGCCTTCTTAACGTCTTCGGCAGCAATAGGCATCATCTTGCTTGTAGCACCATTCAATTGGTTCTCCATACTCTTACCCCGCCTTCCTCGCGTCTTGCGATGAACTTTCTACCCAACTTCTTGCCAGCCCTGTAATTGGCATTGCAAACAATCTGCAACTTGCCATCCTGAACTAAAAAACTCTCCCCAATATCCATCACCCTATACGGATACCGCCTCTTAGGAATAGGTAACGGTACATCCTTGTTAACCTCTACGTTAATCATAACAATCCCCATAAACAACATGGGCAGTATAGACCAAAAAAAAGGTCATCACAAGGACGACCCTAACTGGCAACTGCATTCACCAGAAAACCAATTCTACAAAAACATGAATTTTTTTTGGGGGAAGAAGCGAGTGGGGCACACACCTAACGACTTCTAAACCCAAGTGAGTCCTCACTTCGCATTTGGGAAAGTGAACACTTACACGCGCGACCGATTCGACCGATTAAAGAGTAAAGAGTACGCCGGTAGTGTTTTCTGCATGGTGTATCGTGTAAGCACACAAAACCCCTTTTTGAAAGAGGGCAAAGGGAAGTCATATACAAAACTATCCCCATTTCACATAGTGGTATTGTCTAATATATAGAGTATAGAGTACATTTATCATATACTATATATATAATATAGATTGTCTATGATACATACAATATTATATAGAATTTAAGTATACATAGGGTATATACTAGTTTATAGTTTATTGTTTAAAATCAATAACTTATATGTTATCAATTTTATATGGCACGATTCTATTATGTATATATATGTAAGGGTCAGATAATCTATCTAATCTTTATACAATTCCTAATCATTCTTTAAGGGGTATCAAAATGTTAGACCAAACAAAATTGCAAGCAGTAGCAAAGATTCTTGCTGACGGTTACTACGGTTCTTTTATGTCCGCCATTGGATGCGCTTTATTGCTTGCTGACAATGGCAACAAAGAAAAGCTGTATGCGGCGTTTGGCGAGGTTTTCGAGCAAGTGCATACCAATGCAATGGTTGACGCTGAAAAGCGCTAAAAACCGTCTTATTTCAATTCCTAACATCATCAAAGGGGTTTATATGTTCAAAGCAACATCAAAAATGTATCGTGACAATGGCGAAATGTTCTTCGCTTGGTGTATTGAAGACGAATCGGGAATGATTGGACACATTGAGGATTTTCCTACTCTGCTTCATTGTGAAGAATCAATGATGTATCACCTAAAAATGTGGACTAATGGCGCGGTCTGCTCGGTCAATGGCTTGTTAATGATTGTTGAATAAGGGGCTAACAATGGATAACTCAATCTACAAAGAAGTCACCGATAGCATCATTCAGCAATTAGAAAATGGTGCAACACCATGGATAAAGCCTTGGAAAACCGATAGCACTGCCGATAAAAACATGGTTAGCCAAAAACCCTACCAAGGGGTAAACCGGTTAATCCTTGGATTGTCTAGCATGGTTCAAGGCTTCAATGCACCGGTTTGGGCATCATTTAAACAATGGCAAAGCCTAGGGGCTAATGTACGAAAAGGCGAAAAGGGGACAAAGATTGTGTTCTTTTCCCCTATTGTCAAACAAGACAAGTCAACCGGTGAAGAGTCAATCTATAACTGCTTAAAAACCTACTATGTATTTAATGCTTCACAAGTAGATGGAATCACAATCCAAGCCCCTAAAGCAGAGGATAAGCCATTTAATGCCATTGCTGAAGCTGAATCGCGTATTGTGAAAACGGGTGCAGTTATCACTCATGGCGGCGATTCTGCTTTTTATGCTTCAAAGGTTGACAAAATCAATGTGCCACACAAAAGCGCTTTTGATTGTGAAGCATCATATTACGCCACTATGTTCCATGAGTTAGTGCATTGGACTGGCAACGAAAACCGATTGAATCGTACATTCGGTAAGCGTTTTGCTGACTCTCAATATGCTTTCGAGGAATTAGTTGCTGAAATGGGTGCGGCATTCCTTTGCCAAGACTATCGAATTCAAGGCGAATTACGCCATGCTGGTTACTTGCAAAACTGGTTAAAAGTCTTGAAAGAGGATAGCAAAGCCATTTTCAAGGCATCGGCATTGGCACAAAAAGCAGTTGACCATATCAATGGCTTAGATGCTGAAGCAGTAGCGTTACCCCTAGCGGCGTAAAAACCTAGCGTATAGGGCGTTTTAAAGCGCTCTATGCGATACGTTTTCAACGTGTCATTTCCTAAACTAACTAAGGGGTAACCTATGATTGAAACAAAAGCAGAGTACAAAATTGAGCAAATTGGCAAAATTGAAAACTTTGACCATGTTGAGCAGTACGTCAAAATCACCCGATTAGATGATGACTTGAATTTAGATGATGTACATAACTGGTTGCGCGAGCAGTCTTATTACGATACTAATCGCGCCGGTGCATGGTTTTGCCATTCGGTGACCATTGCCCCCAATCCCTACCATGCCGACACTTGCATTGGCATCATTCATCATCAGCAAAACGTATAAGGGGTAAACCATGAAAGATAGCTATAGCGTCATAAGACACCAGTTGCATAGTATTAGAGTAGTGATACGTCATCACTATGCAAAGCGCCATGTATACGGCAACGCGCCTACACGCGAATGGATAGCAGAACTACGCCGCATACGCGTAGACAGTGGATTCTTTGAATAAGGGTTTAACCTAATGCCCATATTAACCGTGGGCATTGTGGCAAATCCTTGCCGATTCCTAACTAAAAGGGTACATCATGACCGCGATTGAATTGTATGAATTACTTGACGAAGCCGGAATAGATTTTGACGTTATTGAAGTCTTTGAAGGTGTCAGAATGATAAGCATTAAAGTAGAAGAAGAAGAAGGGGTGACAGAATGAAAACTTATCAAATCTTTAAAAATGTTTCCTATGAATACTTTGTTGAAGCCGAATCCCTAGAAGATGCACAAAAGAAAATCATAGAAGAAAACCCTGAACCTGAAAGTGAAGATTTAATTGAATGGGTTTTTTGTGACGAGCATGACGGTGCTAATTGGATATACGAGACCGTCACCCATTCCTAACCCCATACGCGCCCCTATTAGCCCCATACGCGGGTTTTTAGGGGTTAGCTATACCCTAACCCTAACTGGAGAAAACAATGACACCTAAAGAACAATCCGCATTTGTTAAAGCATATGCAAACAATGTCGCAAGTGTGCCAAGCGACAGAGTCGCCGATTTTGTGGCACGTTATGAATCCGGCGAGGATGTCATATATTCAGGCGACTACACAAGCATTGTCGATGCCCTTGGTGTATGGCATTACGCAATGAAATTCGCCATGACTCAAGAGGTGACAGCATGACAAGAGATGACCTATATTGTGCAATAATCTTTGTAATCACAATAACCTTACTGGTGTTCCTATGAAGTCATTTATTGACATTGAAAGACAAGCCATTGTTAGGGTTTGGATTGACAAAGGGTTTAGGTTAGACCCTATTCCCCCCACGCGCACGCCCACGCGCCCACACAAGACGCTCATGCAAGGGTTTGAATACATACCCGCCGCCAAAACAGATGTCCGGCAAACATGGCTAAAAGCCGGATGGATTCCCATTGAAAGGAAAGCCCCAAATGACATTCAAGCAAACCCTGATAGCCCGAATTGATGAACTCCGCAAACGATTCACAGATACACAAGACCTTGTTTATCAAGTCCGATTCAATGAAGCCAAGCACTTGCTGGAACTTTACGAGCTTGACCAAAACAGACGCGCACAGGATATTGAACAGCTTGAAAGACGGCGGTTCAATCCCGATGCCAATGATTGACAAAGCGCTTATGTTGACCGGTGACCTACGCCGGTCAGCTTGGCGTAAACGTCAGACGCTTGACAGGGAATTTATCCCCTGATACATTCCGGTTCGTTGTCGTGGAAAACAACTACGCAAAGCCGTTTACTCATGCTCTTGCCTCTCCGATTGAGGGGCTTCCACCGAGAGCAGCAGTAAGCGGCTTTTTTGTTTGTCCACACGATAACG